AGACGTGATACTCACCGCTTGAACAAGCTACCGATACCGCCGCTTCTCTGTCGGTCCCAGCATTCACCATAACTTGAACAGAGTCACCAGAGGCGATCTGCTTAGGATAGGGCAAAGGTGCGGGAAGTCCACAGTTGCCGCCGGAAGTCCCAGCACCCCCACCGATTGGGAGCGCGAGCTTGATCTTACCGGCACTCTGAACGTAAGCCCAAGTGAAATCATTCTCGCACTGAAGGCCAGCTCTAGAAGCTACGAAGCCGGGGTATTGCTGATTCGCAAAAGTTCCGAAAACTTGTGCCGATCCTACGAAGTCCGCATCAGTGCGTATCTCGTCTTGAGTTGCCTCGGTCGTTGCTGAGTTATGCAGAGGGACAATTGATTGACGGGATGATACCACCGATCCGTAACAGTTCACGTTTGCCATTCATCTCACCTCAGAGTTTGATGCCAGCCCCCAATGCTGGCTTCATGATATTTCGGTTTATGTTGTTGATTGGCTTTCTTAGAAGGCGCTTTCCGATCCGAAAGGTGATCGAAGTTCCGAAAGCGGCGAGGGCCATCGGTGCAAGGTTATTCTGAAAGTTGCTCGACATTTGAGTAATAGCTAGACCGGGAGATTGCATCATATCAGCAAGGGAGATCTGCCCCGCTCCCGTTACCGTCATTGAAGTCGTTCCTAGCCCTTGATCGTAGACGCTAGTTTGCTCAAGGTTCCCTTCCCCGGTGATTAGGCCGATAGGAGAGGTCCCCGCTACGCCCTCGGTCAGTATTGTTGCATACACGTAAGCTTCTAGCGCATTGATCACAGAGAAGCTCTTTCTAGAGCGTCGGCGTTTGGTCTTTCTTCGGGCCATCGAGTCAGAAGGGCGCATTCGGTCCCTTATGATCGTTCGGTCGCTCCTGGTCCCCTCTGGGGATCAGGGAACGCTATCTTTCCGAAAACGTCCCGTCCGCTTTTCTAGCAATATCGATCGGGGCATTCGTGAGGTTATTCGTAAGCATTTGAGCTATCGCGGCCTGGATCGGATTAACGGGTTCGGGAAGTAGCATATCCCCCGATAATACAGCTTGAATCGCTTTGGCAATTCGGGCATCTAGATCTTCTACGGCATCAGATAGGGCAAAGGATAGCTGTCGCAACGCCCAGAGAGTAAGCAGGGCATTGAAAACGAGCAATCCGACAGCTAGTTGTTCAAACATACCCCATGCCAACTCAAGCCGCACCTAAAACGTTCGCAGAGAGAGAGTAGAGAGAGAGGATCAGGTATAGATCCTACTACTACTAATGATAATTACATAAAAGAGAGCAATTTTACATAATTACTAAAGGGGGGAGGTCGCCTAGAGTGATCGGAGGCGAGTCTGTGAGGTCGCGAGTGCATCCCAACACTAATCAGATCCACAGATTCGCTTCCACTTAAAGCAGGATGTTAAAATGAAGGTGAAAGTGAGAATCCAAGGATCTGAAGAAGAATGCAAGCTGATGCGGCGCAAGCTGTTAGCCGATTACCCAGAGCTAATCTTAGCTAAGCCCCGCGAAGGATCAAATCCGAAATACGCAGACAATCAAAAGTGGGCTTGCTATGGTGATTTTCATTACTTTTGGACTCCCCCCGGCCCCAAGGGGAAATGGCAACCCGTAGTTAGGAGGCGGCGATCATGAAGAAGGTCGCACAGATCGAAGATAGTTGGGTTTGGCCCGACACAGTTCAAGAGTTCGTGAAAGATCATATCGAGGGCCATTCGCTCAATATCTGCGCCGGTCGATCTGAGCTGGGAGATATTCGCGTCGATCTTGACCCCCAGAATGCTGAAGTTCAGAAGGCCGATATGAGAGAGCTTCCATTTGAAGACGAGTCATTCGATACAGTCATCATCGATCCGCCTTGGAAATTGGGATATTATCAGCGCTTCCGCCCGTTTTACGAAGCCGTCCGAGTATGCAAGGTCGGAGGCCGGATCATCTACAACGCTACGTGGGTTCCTCATTCCGAACAGTGCAAGCTAGATTTCTGCGTCGTGCGTCGAGATTCGCATTGGGGTAATGTTTCAGTGATCTCAGTTTTTAGGAGGATTTCAAATGGAACTTGAGAATCCTTTCAACCCGCCCGCGGGACGGATCCTTGACTTTCTCTCTTACGGCGGCGGCGTTCAATCAACAGCTATGATCATGCTCGCGATCGAGGGCGTTATTGAGCGTCCTGATTACGTCGTTTTTGCCGATACTGGATCCGAAATGCCTCATACCTACGAGCTAGTCGAGAAGATGAAAGAGATCTGTAAGGAGGCTGAGCTTGAGTTCGTGACCGTCAAGGCTGAGCAACCTCTGCATGAGCGTTATCTTGAGAGAGGCGGCGTTCCCGTTATCGGGATCAGATCATGCACCGGGACATGGAAAGTTGAACCGATCAATCGTTTCATGCGATCCAGGGTCGGCATGGGTCGAGGTCGTGTTCTAGCTCGCTCATGGATCGGAATAACCACTGATGAAAGGCGACGAGCTACGCCGTCAACTAATCTCTGGGTCGAGCGAAAATATCCTCTACTTGAGGTCTACATGAGCCGCGATGATTGCATTCATTATCTGAAGAAGAAGGAGATCATCGCTAAGAAATCAGGCTGTTTTCTTTGCCCCTATCAACACGCGCACCAATGGTCAAAGCTCAAGCGTGAGCATCCCGATCTTTTCGACTTAGCTCTAGAGCTTGAGCGAAAGGCGAAGGCGACTAGAGGATTCAAGGGGGGACTCTGGGGATCCTCGAGATCTATCGAGGCGTTCAACCATGACGCAACCCTAGAGGACTTCGGATTCGATATAGCCGTAGAGTCTGAAACCTGCGCCGTTTCTGGGAGCTGTTTCATTTGAGTTCTCGGATAACTACGATCAGCCTCGACGAGCAGACAGACAAAATCAAAGATCGCATTCCTAACTTCTCTAAGTTTGTCCGTCAATGCTTGCTTCGCTGGGACGCTCTAGCTCGCTCGCCCGATTGCCCGGTTGAGCGTTTGGGGCATCCTCTGGTCGGCAATCACTGCGTCCCAGCACCAACCAGAATATGCCTCAAGCATTGGCCCCATGGATCGCCCCGTAGGGAGGATTGGAAAGAGTTCAGGCACATGCTTGAGTTCGACTCGTTTCACATGGACCGCGACCGACTTCTTGACGCGTGGCCGCACCTATCTCAGTTCAATTGCCCTGAAGAATGGATTCAACACCGAGCTGAGATCGCGAATGTAGCTCAAATTGAGTTTGATGATATGGAGCTATCCGGCAACGCCAAACCGAAAAAGGACCGCAGAAAGGGCAAAAAGCGCCGATCTATCAGGCAACTTTTGCGATTATTGGCCTCCAAGTAGGGGGGGAACGGTGACGTTTTCACGACTGAGCATCGATGATCGCTTGCACCCATGCATCATAAGATTCCGTCGTTGTATAGTCTGGCCCGGTTGTTGATCCGGGTCCGGGTTCATATCCGCCGCCGAAGTCGGGCAGGTTGATATTCAACACGTTCTCGATAAGGTCGATCGTCCCCCATAGGGGGCCTCTACGAACCGCACCAACGACGGGATCGATAGAACCCTGCCGATAGACGTTCCAAGACTCTCTAGCTACGGTCCCCTGCTCGACCGCTGAATCTAGCTGTTCTTTGAAATCCGTGATTAGATCGATTCCTTCTTCGATCTTAGGCGGTATCCACTTGAACCCCAGATAGCCCGCGATCAGGGTGAGAATAAGCATCAGCGAGGTGTTATCGTTGATCAGGTTAATGATCGGAGTTGTTACGTTCCTGAATGAATAGCTCGCCGCCGCCATTTCTAGAGCTTCACGTTCAGTCTGTTGAAGCTCGATCCGATGGACTATCACTTCATCGGGCTTTCTCTTAGGCATTTGATAACTCCCTGGATCTTAGAGATCGCACATGAAGCCATAGATACCAGTATAGAAAGCGGCGGCATTAGCGGCATTCGTTGAAGCGATTACGACGGAACATGGCCCCGGAATCGTGGTATTCCCCACCGCCATTACGCCGTTATTGTTCCAGTTCCCCTGCATAGATACGGAATTTCCGCCCTTGGCCGGGGTAGCGAAGCAGAACATCCCCTCGCCCCCATCTATCGCCACATCATGCACGGATTGAGAAGACGGAACAATGACCATCTGGTAGTTCTCGCTAGAGTCGCCGCCCCAATATGACGCGGCACTAATCGTTAGGAGTCTGCCCTCCGGCACTCCCAGAAGAAAGAAGCCTTTGGCCGCATCACTTCCGGCGGGTATTTCACCTTGAGCAAAGAAAGGTTCAGCATTACGATACATCAGATCACCGTTTCTCGGCCCATCTAACTATTTCCCGCATTCGCTTAACACCCATCAGTTCGCAATCAAAGAGAAGTTTAGCCGCCTTACGGACTGAAGCCTTCTCGCTTGCAGCCATGATCTTGAGTCGAGCTTTGGCCCTTCTGCTTATCGCCATCAGGCATCCGTCCTAAACACCATGCGAGAGTTTAGGGCGACCGGAATCCGGCAGGGCTGAAAGGTCGCCGCGCAATCTCCTGCTCCGGCCGTAAAGCCGACAGAACCGATCGGAACCCCTGATCCATCGAGGACATAAACGGGAGATTCAAGTTCCGTATCATTCGCACCAGCTAGGGCGAACCAGTGAGTTATCGTCCTCCCTTGAAGTGTGAGGCCGAGGCTCTGGCCGTCGAGGATGCTGGTTAGCTCCTGCTCGCCAGATCCAGAAACCGTCACTGAAAAGACGTGATACTCACCGCTTGAACAAGCTACCGATACCGCCGCTTCTCTGTCGGTCCCAGCATTCACCATAACTTGAACAGAGTCACCAGAGGCGATCTGCTTAGGATAGGGCAAAGGTGCGG